GATCTTATACGCCATACGTCCAATAATTTGTATTAGAAAACTAAAATTAAATCACATAACAACGGAACTGTTAACAGATTTTATTTTGCTAATGCTATTGACTAAATCACAAAGTTGGTATTGTTAGCTCGTCAAAAGAACCTTCACGCCGCGCCCGAATTTAGGGCTTAACCGTGAATAAAAACATTCAGCCAGCTCGTGATCGCGAGCGCGAGATTATGAATCGGGCGGCAAGCGTCATGGCTATGACCGTCGATCCGACCACCGATGCTGCGGGCAATATGATTGCTGATCAGGCAGCAATGATGGAGAACCTGGATAAAGCAATCCAGAAAGTGCCTATGTTCGAAGGCGTAAATCCAGAGGTTGCACGCCAGATCGCTGGTGGGTGGGCTATGTCTCTGCATGAGTACAAGCGTCAGCATGGGCACTACCCAGCAAGCGACATCCTGGCAAACGCACACATGGCACTTGAACGCCTGATGACTGAATGTGCCAGTGATACACACGAAGGCACTGGTAAGGCAATGTTTGAGTCTGTCGCGCAATCAATGCGTAACTCTGACGGCGTAATGAAAGTTGCTCAATATGCTGCACTAATTCTGCCTGCCTCTCTGGGCGCTGCTACCAGTGATGCCTGTACTTTTGTTCCTTGTGATCGTGACGAGTCAAATATCTATGAACTGGTCAACGTAGCAGGCACAAAATTCGGCACCTTCAAGCAAGGTGACGAGCTGAATATGCAGTCCGCAGGCGTTTATTCTCAAATGAAGCGTCTGTATACCCTGTCCACTAAAGGGGATGGCAGCACCAAAACTTTCCAGTTCGACATCCAAAATTTTGAGGGCCAATCCTGCCCGCTGCGCGCTGGTTATAACAAACTGCTGATCAACCGCAAACCGTCCAAGGTTGACGACGGCGATGGCAACCTTTATTTCAATGATAAAGACAGCAAAGGCAATGCTTTCTCCGCTACCGCAAAAGTCGCTTATGACACTGGTGTCATCGACATTACCTTCACTCAAGCGCCAGCAGAAGGGACTGAAATTGCGGTTCAGGTCGAAATTAACATCGAGCGCAATCCAAGCCTGATTCCGGTAATCAACCAGGCTATGCGCAAGTATGAAGTGCGCCCGTCTCAGTACGTAATTGCTTCCGAACACACAGTAATGTCCGCTTCCGATTTAAGCCGCGAACACGGCCTTGAATTGGCAGCACTTCAGTTCTCCGCAATGCGTAACTGGATCTCCCATGAAACCGACATCATGCGGCTGCGCACCCTAGTATTCCATACCGTTTATGGCCGTGAATTTGATGTGGCTCTGCCGGAAGCTCAAAACTATGAGTCCTGGGTCGGCCTCCTGCGTCACGTAGTAAACGCTCTGTCTCAGGAAATGGCAAATCGCACGCTGACAACGGGTATTCGAGGCGGCTTTGCTGGTGGTGACGCCGCGAACTTCCTGCGCTCTCTGCCCCCACAGCACTTCCAGATCGCACCGGGTTATGTTCAGTCGCCGTATGTGCAGTACATCGGCACCTTGTTTGGCACGATTCGTATTTACGAAGTGCCGCAACCTGTATGTGAGCAATTCCAGGCACAGGGATATGACTTCGGGCTGGATGACATCTTCTTCTATGGGCGTGGCGAAGGTATTGGTAAAGCCGGTCTGATTGCTGGTGATGCAGTCCCTGCAATCCCTTACGTGCATGAAACCAATCCGTCTCTCGTTAACCGTACCACTCTCTGGGGCAGTGCCATCAACGAAGTACATCCTCGCAACGGTGAAAACTACTTCACCCGCCTGCGTCTGACTCGTGCCAAAGAAGGTGCTATCGACATTCTGTCAGGCAAGGTTAACGAAAAAAAGTGATGGTGGCGAACGTGTCGGTATCACCAACGTCACTTGACGTAGATGAAGGTGAAACTATCGCCGCGAACACTTCAAAGGCACAGAAAAAAACAAAGCAGAAGTAAGGCAAAAACACGCCCCTGAATAAGGGGCGTTCAGGAGAAAAGAATGGCAAACATTCAAGTAACTATCTCGCCATCTGACGCAACAGACAAATCTTTCACTGTTGAGTCCGATCACCCTGAAATTGTCCAGGTTGATGGCACTACATGTACCGCTCTTAAGGCCGGGCAGGCAGTGCTGACAATCAAAACCAATGACGGCAATAAAACCGCACAGTGCACAGTCACTGTTAGGGAGGCACCTAAAAGCGTAAGCGCCGTCAGTGTTGAACCGACTACGAAAGAAGTAACCGTAGGCGACAATTTCACGGTAAGCGAATCCTGATCAGAGGCTGCCCATTAACCGTGGGTAGCCTTGCCTAGTTCTCTCGCTTTAGAGGATAAGAACACAGCATGAATAAGATTAGTTTTTCGGTAGGGCAGGCGGCTGGCGTCGCTGTTATGTCGGTAAATGCTGACGCTACCCTCACCAATACCAGCGGTGGCGCATCCGTCTTTGCTGGACTTGTAATATCGCGTCGTGGCGCACCGGGTAAAGTGCTGAAAGTTGACGATACGACTTATCAAAGCGTATTAGGTTCACCTATTCACCCTCGCCTGGGATCAGCATTTGAACCATACCGCCACGTGGAGCGTGCAGTAAAAGGCGGCTCTGGTTATGTCGTTCGTGTTTGCGCTAAAGACATGAAGGTGCCAGGTATTTCTGTTTCCGTTGCGGGCAGAGCAAAAGCGGCTAAGGCAAACAAAACACTTACCGTGGAGCCTACTGAAACCACAGTAAATCCAGGTGACACATTGAGCGTTGGTATTGCTTCAACTGCAACAACGAAATCAGTCACCTTCACTCCAAAAGAGACACCCCAGATTAACGATGATGGGATGGCCGTATTCTTCATCAAAGATGGTGATGCATCTCAAAATCGCATGTTATCACTAACTCGCGATGATGAAGAAAGCGAACTCTTTACGCTGACGCTGAAAGAAAAACAAACCGATGGGTCCGTTGAGGTGCTGGAAAGCCACCAGGTGTCCTTCAATCCAGAAGGCACTAACGACATGGGCCAACCAGCATGGATTCCGACACTGCTTGAAAGCCAGTCCACTCGCATTGGTGCCGTCCTGGCAGATAATGCGGAAGCATCTGCTGCTCAACTCATGTTTGAGGATGTAGCTTTTGAAGGCGGCACTGATGGCGATCTGTCCACCATTGACACTGAAGACTATCTGGAAGCATTAAAAGTCCTCGAAGCTTCAGAGGTTAATTACACCGCATTGCTGTCACTGGGCTGCTATGACGCATCCGCCTTAGCCGCGCTCAAAAATCTGGCTGAAGACGTTCGCGTAGACATGTTCTACGACCTGAAGGGCAACCAGACACCAGAAAATGCCATTTCAGAAGCCAAAAGCCATAGTTTTGGCGGCTCACATCAACCAAGCCGTTACTACTTCCCATTTTCCTGCCGGGATACCTTCACTGGTATGAATGTTGTTTACGGCATCAGTTGCGATGCATTTGTCGCAAAAGCGAAAGGTGTTGCGCTGGTTTCTGATGTTGGCGGTTGGCATTACGCTCCGGCTGGCATATCTCGCGCGACTATTGACCGACAGAATATTGCCCGAATTCCAAATATCGGTGCAGTTGATCGTGAAGCGTTCGTTACCGCGCGCATTAATCCAGTTTCTGTTGCTGCTGATGGTTCTGTCTACATCGACGACTCTTTAACAACTTTCAGTAAAAACAACTATCTGCGATTCCAGCATGTTTCGTCTCTGATGAATGCTATTGCCCGCAATTTCTATGAGGTTGCTCAGACAATTAAGCATGAACCAGATGGCATTACTAAAGAAACGCTAATGAAGGCAATGACCGAATTGCTTGACCGCTTCGTTGCGTCTGGTGCGCTGGTGACTCCACGTGACCAATCTCAGGGAGAAGAACCGTATGTCGTCCAGGTTGTCCAGAAAGACATCGATCTGTGGGAAGTGTCCTGGTCTGTATGCCCAACCGGTACAGCTCGCCGCATCGTCGGTAAGCCAATTCTGATGCGCTGATTTATTACCCCCGCAGAAATGCGGGGGGAGAGAGGTTTGAAAATGAAAAATTATACTGCTGATCCTTTTATGCGTGCGATTTTTGGTTCTGGCTGCTTTGAAAGCGGTGATAAATCCACGCCGGGAAATGATGATAAAGCCATGCTGGAAAGCGCCGAACAGAAAGGAGCTAACACTCAAGCAAAGCCCAAAAAAGATATTGAAACCGCGATGATGGAAGCGGTTGAGTCTCGCGCACAAGGAGATATGCGCAGCCTGGCGGCTTCCATGCTTGCAGGTTGGGTTGAAGATGGTGATCCGGAGGCTGACTCATTTGATGCATTAGCAATCACTATGGCTGGCCTGGCTGATATCGATGAAGACACCGATTTTACCGATGAACAAATCGATGCTTATAACGATGCTCTCGCAGCCCTTGCTGATGCCGCTGTTGCTCTTGGCGCGGATCAGGACGACGTAACAGAAATGATCGACGATGAAGATGACTCTGCTGCTGAACGTGTATATGACGCACTTTCCGAAAGCGACGGCGACATGCTGGAAGCGGCTATTGCCATTTACACCGTTGCTGGTGGTGACAGCGCAATGCTGGAAGCGGTACGTAAAAAAGTTGTTCGTGATGGCAAGGTTACCATTATCCGCAAGCGCCCGCGCCCTCGCCGCATGACGTCACTGCAAAAACAGGCGCTGAAAAAAGCACGCCGTAAAGCGCATACATCCGTAGCGAATATCAACCGCAAAAAATCAATGCGAATTCGCAAAAAACGCGGCTTGTAAGTGACACAGGCCGCCTGCAAAGGTGGCCTCTATCTGGGAGGAATAGCGTTTGATTTGCGGCGCGATAATGCCTGACGGAATAAGTCCATTAATGAAGGTTTATATCCTCTCCACTGAGGATATGGTCGTCGGTTATATCGGTGAAGGCTCTACCGCAGAACTGTCATCAATGTGGCAATCACCATTTGAAAACCAGTCAGTCGGTGGGTTGCTTGGCGGTATTAGCGCAGCGGCTGGCTCTCTTGCGGATACACTTCAGACCGCAACCAGCGTAACAACAAAGACCCTCTTTAACTCAATGCTTGTTTGGGAAGGTCAGCAACCGCCTGAATTTAATCTGGTTATTGATTTCATGGCGACAGTGAACGCACAACTCGAAGTGAACGCAGCCATTACAGCATTGCTGAAGATGGAATCGCCGGAATTGAACAATGTAGCGCCATTCGGTCGCCGCCCGGAAACGGTAACGTTAAACATAGGTAGAAACATAGCCCTTACCGACGTTGTTATCAAAAGCGTGAGTTACCAACTGGACGCCCCGCGCACACCGGAAGGCTATTTCACTCATAACACGGTAACCCTGCAATGCAGCGGAAACACCTCTATTAACCGTAGCAATATCTCATCTGTTTTTGTGTAGGAGTATTTATGTCCGGTTTTGCAAATACAAAAGCCGATATGGCCTTTCTGAAATCCCGGTTTAATAAAAACCTGGCTGCGGGCGAAAAACTTATTGGCTCTGAATATTGGATGACCATTAAAGGTTATGAGCATCTGTCTGTACTGGTTCGTACTGCTCAGTTACCAGAAATGACACGCGAAGATGTGGAAGATTACGCTCCTGGCGGCATGAAATTCAACCAGCACGGACCACTACGTAACTCTGGTGAATTTCAGGTCACATGTGCAGAAACCATCGAGGGCGCAGTTCTCGCCGCTGTAAAACAAATGGTATACGGCAAAGAATATCAGGAAATTACCTTACAGGCAGCGGCTGAATCCAATAGCGGCAACCATAAAGGTCTGATCCGCACATATTCTCACTGCAAAGTATATTCCGACGCCGTCGACTTCTCCTCAGAAGACGTAACGGCAGTCGTTAAGCCTTCCCTGCGTATTGTTTACAACTGGGCAGAATAATCCCCGCTCCCGCCCTTGTGGCGGGAACATCTTTGTTTTTGAGTTGTAGACACGATGACACCAACCGAATTATTAGAAAGCGTTAAAGCACGATTTAACCCACTGCTTGTGCGTGAAGAAGAAACGCTGAAAGCCTTCCTGATCAAAGCACTAACAACGTATCAGGACAGGGCAGGGGTAGTGAAAACATTAAAACTTGAAAAAGCTAGTGGCACGGCAATCCCATTGCCAGAAGATTATCTCTCTCTGGTTCATGTTACCGACAACAATGGCCTGTTGGTATATTCGGATGAATTATCCGGCTTTATTGAATTAGAGCTAACAGGTTCGGAAAGCTGGCCTTTTCGGATGCTGTATCTGGTTAATCTACGCGACAGAAAGCTGGATCAATGGCAAGTGCCTCCTGCAATCATTGGAATGCTGGAGGAATATCTGGAGGCGCTTATCAATGTCAGAAATGTCGCACGGCAGCGCCGAGCGTCCATCGACGGGAAATTTGACTACTCCGATCTACCCGATGAAGCAACGCTATATGCCCGCGTGCAGGAGATTGAGGAAAAAATGTCTTCAAATCGGGCAATTATTCCGGGGGCTACCATTTTTTAACGCTGGAGGCGCAGAGTGAGTATTTTCAGCAGCGTTGGTAGAACGTTGACCACCGCATTGTCATTTAACACGAAATCATTCACCAGCAACCTCATTAGCGACATTCTTGATAAAGCCATATCAGGCGGCGGGGTAAGCGGGAATTACAGTAGCGATATTGCCTACGGGAAAAATATTGTTGCTGCCGCTATGCGTATCCGTTACGCCCAGGGGTGGCAGTGGACCGTGGAAGTGGATGGTCTGAACGGCTTCGATATGTTCGTGAAGGATATCACCTACAGCAGTGGGAACATTGAGACAGAAAGCAAGGTGATAGGCAGCGTGGAGTTCAGTAAACCAACCTACGTTAGCGCCGGACCTGTCACTATGACCGTAAGAGATACCGAAGACGGCAAGATCATGAACTGGTTCAAAGAGCGTCGTTCTCGCGTAACAAATCCGGACGGTACAATAAACCTACCTCCTGAATATCTGATGAAAATCCGTCTCTATCGGGTAACTCAGGACGGCGGAAAAGAACTGGAAGAAGAAATGCGCGTATTTCCTACGCAACTTGGGGAAATAACCCGCTCACGTGATCAGGTGTCAGAGTTCTTGTCATACCCAATCACTTTCCAGAAATACACATCCGCTGGCTCAGGTGTTTCTGCTTTGGTCAACGGTGCCGCTGGCATGGCTACAAGTGCGTTAAAGGGAGCGGTTAGTGGAGTGATCAAATTCTGAAACGCTTTAATTATGTGTGCTGGAGGGAAGGGGTTACGTTAAATGTGTGCTGCCGGGCAACCCCATTGCTCAAGATGTGTTGTAGAGGGAATGATAATGGAAACATGTGTGCTGGAGGGGAATTTTGCATGTAAAGAGCGTCATTTATCCCACCAGCACACATCTGAAGTAAGCAATCCCCCGAAATTCCCTCCACCACACATCCAGGTATGAATCTATCCCTTCAGCACACATTTAATCTGTTGGTTTAAGTTTCGGATTCCGAGAGTGAACGATAATAAAGTTTTCTCGTCCTTGCTTTTCAATAGTGCAATCGAGATAACCTATTGTTTTTAACTGGTCTATAGCTTTTTTTATCGTTCTGTTTTGCTCACTTACCGATGACATCAAGGCTAATCTTTCACGTATTCTGGCAAATGAAATAGGTATTGGCCGTGCCGGGAGACTTTCTATAAAGGTATATATGGCCTGGGCTGCCTCTTTTTTAGGTAAAGCACGAAGTGCGTGTTGCTGTAGAAGCACCCGATAGTCTAGCTGGAAGATTTCCCATAACTTGGAATCAGCCTCCAGTTCAACGACATCTGTTTCAAAGTCAAAATATCCCGTTTTAAGCAAGCCAGTATTATAGCTTCCACGAGCACTTTTACCTCTTTTGAATGAGATGCCTTTGTTACGTAACCGACCTAAAGAATCGTGGATCGTGTTTCTTAATTTCCCATCAAGTCGCTTAGATGGAAATCCGCACGCCTTTGCAAACTCTTGAAAAGAAAGACGAATAGTGTTCGATGATAAGCCATATTTGCTAAATGAGTAGATTACCCCAATCCAGACTTTGAAATCAGTATCCATGTCCAAACGAGGACCAGTAATCTTGATATTGTCGTAGCCTTCTGCTTGAGCGATTTCCAGTTTAGAAAAAACAGATGATGCATCTATCTCGTTGTTTTCACCCTGTTTTTTAGTTGGTTTAGGGACGAAAACACCAAGCCGCATAAGCGCGACAGGTTGAACAGTATTGTTCGAATTAACTGTTAATTCTTTTGCCTTGCTTTCAATGTCAGCATAAAGAATATCAGAGATAAATGACTTATCCATCAATAAGTTACCGTCATGTTGTGAATAAAGTTTACGACAGTGGATATCCGACTTTTTTTCCCGTCAGCACACATCCTACATCCCGCCAGCACACATGTAAAACCCTCCAGCACACATATATTTCCCGTCAGCACACATCGTTTTCCCTCCAGCACACATCTGAAATGTGGTTAAAGCCTTATGTGACACGGCCTGAAGAGCTACGGGATCTGTTTGGTACTATATGGATCTAATCAGGATCTATATATTGGATCTATCCTGTGGATAAAAAAGAAGAATTACAAAGCTCCTCCCAATTTCACACACTACCTATCCTCCAACGAATAAACAGACACCTGCTTATCGGAGGAATACTTGAACATTCCAAAATTCCCATTGCCTTCCCGTCCTGAGACAGAAATTCAGTTCCACGCACCCACCGTGAAGGATGCGCTGAAATATTCTGACCTGAACCCGGCAGAAGATGAGGCAACTACTACAGAGTACCTTAACTCCATGCAGGATGGTGAAATTAACGACAGTGCTTACTGGACAGTCCAGGATCGCAGAACTGCCCTTTGGTGGATATTTGTTAATTCGCGCCCCGATGCAGTAATGACCTACTCCTATGAGTGCGGTCACTGCGGTAATACGCATCACGCTGATATAAACCTGAGTGATCTGGCTCAAACAGTAGAGATACTCACTGTACCGCCTTACGTAAAAACCAACGTACCAGTTAACGGTGTACCAACTGACTGGATACTTAAACCATTAACCGGGAAAGGCGCTGAACTCCTTGAGCGTATGCGGGCATCACTTCCTGATATGAAAAGCCCCGAATACAGTGCTGGCGTGGCACGTATGCGGATTGCTGAACTCGCTTTATGCACGGCGCTTGAAGATGATCCGGAGGACTTCACACAAGCTGCAAACAGACGATTCGATATTATTGAAAACATGGCACTGGAAACCGAGTTTACCCCTCTGGTAGCTCGCATTCAGCTCATGCAGAAAGACCTTCGCCACGGCTTAAAAATGGCTATTGAACGAGGCACAAGCCGCCTGATCCTGCCTCCACAACGATGCAAAAACGTTAAGGAGGGTGCAGACGTGACTACCACGCTGTACGTCCCCTTTCTCAATAGAGAGTTTATCCCATCAATTAGATCTGAATGGATGGCTAACCATTATTAACAACCTGACTCTGTATGGATATCAGCCCGTTAGTGACGTTGAACAATTACCGCAATGGCGAGCACTCCATATGTCAAAAGCCCTGGAAGAAAAATACAAAGCTCAAGCCGGGAAACGTTGAGCGCCGCTGGTAAAAGAGAGGTTATTTTGAAAGAAAATAAAGACCGAATCGCAATAATTGACGCCATTCAGGGGGCGAGCGCAAACGAACTTAAGGCACTTGCTGAGATAAAAGACGCCATTCTTTCTGGTGGTGTCGCTATAACTCAACAGGGAGGACAGCAAGGTAAAGTTAGTAACAGGCTATCCCGTAGGCGTAAAAACTACGAGCAAGACGCTCCTGATGTCGTTAGAGATGCCCAAACTAATCCATATAAAAAACGTCTTCCTGCGAAAAAGGAGAGGGCACTAATAGACCAGGGCATAGATCGCTCTATCGTTGCAACTAACACACCAGAAAGCGTTCATTCTGTGCGATCACGCCAGTCCATCAAAAGGTCGAAAGATTCTATACCGGTAGCAGCTAATTCTGCCTCTCTGGAACTTCAACCCCCCCAAAGCCCAAAAGGCCCGATTCGGGATAGTAATGGACGCTTTGTATCCCAGAAAAGCAATGAGGATATAGCCAGAAAAAAAGAATTGCAGAACGCGCGTAAAGCCGACGCAAAATTACAAGCAGGCTTCCTCCGAAAACTAGGTTCCATTATGGGGATGGATGGCCATCAGTCTGCAGGTGAAGAAGCCATAACAAATGCTGCTGGTGTCGGTGCTGGTGGCCCGTTATGGATGGCGGCTCGCGGCATGTATGACATAACAAAAGAGATTACAGGGAAAACAAAATCTCTTAAGGAGTGGGTAGATAATCCACCAGATCACGAAGCGAAATCGCCAGCGATCACTTATCCGGCTGCATCCAATGCACAAAAAACAACCTCTGCAACTGCATTTAATAATGCAGTTGAGACAAGATCTACACAAGCAGTAGAAGAGCAAACAAAAATTCTTCAGGCCAATGACAACAAAATAATTGATGGTTTGGAAAATGTCTCTGACGAAGTAGCTAAGCTTCGCAAGTCGGTGTCTTCTGGGAATAAGTTCGGCTTAAGTGATCTCTGGAGAAATCGGCCAGGTAGAAGAAATAAAATCAATATTGGCGATCAGACCAGCAGAAATAAACGACACAAACCGAAAAGGAAAGGACGCAATCTGGGGAAAAAAGCCCTTTCCGTTGGAGAAAAAGCCGCTGCCGGAACCGCTGCGGCTGGCGTTGGCGCAGGAACTGCAAAGACTGTTAAAACTAATGTTAGCAAAGCCAAAGATATAAGCACGGCTAGTGACGCTTCTAAGGGGGCTGCTAAAGAAACAAAAAATACTGCAAAAGCCGTTAAGTCTGCCGGTGTCGTTACCGAAGATGCCGCAGTTAAAACCGGTGAAACCATTGCAAAGAAAAAAACTGAATCTGTAGCCCTCAAAAGTGCTGCCAAAATAGGTGTGAAATCGGCAGCATCAACAGCAGCAAGAGCGATCCCCATCATCGGGTCGTTGGCAATGGCTGGATATGACGCTATAGATGGTTACACAGATACAGATGCGCAAAAAGCGGCCTTTGGCTTAAGTGATGATGATGTTGTATCCACACAGCAAAAAACCGCTTACGCAACCGCTAATGTTCTTGATATGGGAGGCTTAGTTTCTGGTGCAACCAATCTAATAGGCAAAGGAATTTCTGCGTTAGGCTTCGAAAGGGCAGGTGAAAAACTTCAGAATTTTGATACCGGAGATATTGCGCGTGGTGTTAATGGCGCAGTAGATATCACTAAATCTGCTTTTGGTAGCCTTAAGGATAAATTTTTATCCACTGATGAAAACACGCAGCAAGTAAAAAAAGCGGTTGAGGATGGCACCAAGAAGACCGTTGATGCGATTCATTCTTTAGGTGAGCAGCTACAAGGCGGGCGTGATGGTGAAGATGGTGTTGGTGAGCACGGGTATACTTCCCCGGCTGAATTTAATGCCCCTGCCAGCAACACCATTGCAGCTGATCTGAATATTGGCGGCAGCAACGCTAAAAACCGAAATTACCGAAATAATAATCTCGGCAATCTTGTTTTTGCCAATCAGGAAGGGGCGACGCTGGAAGCGCCAAATGCAAAAGGTGAACAGCGTTTTGCCCGATTCAACACGCCTGAAGAAGGAATCAGGGCGCTGGCAAACCAAGTATCCAGCTATTATAACGGCACCAGTGCCGCTGCCGGATATCAGAAGTTACAAACGGTATCCAGTATTATTTCAAAATGGGCACCCCCAAAGGAGAACAATACTAATCAATATATTGATAACGTCAGCAAATATCTTGGTGTCTCGCCTAATGAAAAAATAGACGTAGGCAACCCAGAGGTTATGACGCAATTAGTTCGCGCAATAGCGACTAAAGAAGGCGGAAACCCGGCGGTTAACAATGAGTTCATAAAGAATGCCCTTGGGGTATTCAACGCAAATACTGGTCGTTGGGAAGGGCGTTTCTCCGATGAAACATTGGCGCGGCTTAATAAAATTCAGAAAGAGAATGGCGGTCAGCTAATTGCTCGTGATTCGCAATATAGTGTTGGTCGCAAGGTGAAATATGCTGATGGCACATCTCCGGCACAACCTGTATTGAATGCAGTTCCAACAGCAACACCTAAGCCAATTGAGGTTGCTCAACATGCCCAAGCAGCAAAAAAAACACAAAAAACAGGTAACCAACCACAACTGGTTAATCCAGAGAACTCTGATGTTAATACTGCCTCGCCATCGAGTTTGCTTGAGCGGTTAATCGCCATAAATGAAAGCGGTATCAGTGGAGTAAGTAATTTATTTGGTGGTGCGGCTACCAGTCTTGCTGGTACAAGTCTGGACTTGGTTAAGGATTTTGCGTCAGCTACTTCATTTGGTTCTATATCTTCGCTCTCTGAAAAGGCGAAGGGAATGGATCAAGCTCTGACCGAAAAGATATCCAACTTGACCGGTAAATCTTTTGGATTCAAAAAAGCTCCCCAGGTGGCTGATATCAGAGAGGCTATACAAAAAAGATCGGCACCTGAACGCGATACATCTTCGGTCGATCTTCTCTCTGGCGATTCACAGTCAACAGATAATAAAAAAACACCAGTAAACTCAAAAGGAATTCCTGTCTATAACAATGGCAATAAGATAATAGACGGCGAAGATAAGGGATTTCTTGGCTCTTTGTTTGATTCGTCATTAACAGGTATGAAGCGCATTGGTTCGGCTGTATTACCTGCAATTGGTGACAACATTTCACAACTTGTTGGTGGCATCGATGGCACTGGCATATTGAATGATTTTGTCTATCAGGCTACAGGGCAGAATTCAACAATCGCCAGGGCGATTAGCCCACTTACAAGAAGTGCTGGTGGTTGGCTAAATAATGGTATTCAGCAAACCGCTGATAGCATCAGGGGAATATCAACTGAGGCAAATAATACCATATTTGGCTCTGCGTCAGCCGTGCAGGAACCTTTTCTTGCTATGCCGCCACAGCTTCCCACAGTAACCGATCTTGCTCGAAGCGGAATAAGACAACCATTAACTACTGACACCGCAAATAACGATCCTGCTATGTTGAAGGCGCTGGATAACATCTGTTCTATTCTGAAAGACCTTCTTAATGTGAACAAAAATGATACAAAAGGAGATCCAGATAAGGTTGTCAAAACATCGCAGCCGCAGCCGCGGCCACGTGCGAGCACAACTATTAATGACCCGTCGCTGGATGCTCTACTTGAGGATTAATACCGATGCTTTACGAAATAGACGCAAGACTTCAAACGAATGAGAGCGGTGTCATTATTGCAGAAGGAAGTACCGCAGCGTGGATGGCCCGCCTTGACGAGTGGCTACGAACCCCTGAAGGGAGTGTTTATGGCTTACCTTCTTGGGGGAATCCAATGGAAGAATTTAAGCATGAACCATTCGGCTCTGAAACTTCACACATAGTTGAAGTGGCTATTGAAGGGAGAATGATGAAAAAACTACGACAAGACTTGCCAGGTTTGGATGTGCAGGGGATTCGTTGCACATCAATTTCTGAAGATTCTTTATTAATTAGTTTTTATGCGAAAGGTGGGAGCATGGATATTGTTATGCAGAAATCAAGTGGGGTGGGCGCGTGACTATTACAGAATTACTGGACAAATTTAACGCCAAGTTAAATGAAAACACATGGTGGTCACGATTTGTAAATAGTCAGTTTGTGCAGATGCACGCTATATTCGGATCACAGGTTATTTATATTGCCCGTACATTTGCAAGCCGTGGACTCACTGAGGGACTTATTTCAACGGCTACGCGCCGCTCAAGTATTTTAGCTGTTGCTGAAGACCGTAGCTACGTAGGGCGATTTGTTAGTGCTTCATACGGAACAACGTCTATAACCAATAAAACTGATCGGGATATTACGTTACCAGCCGGGGCTGAATTGCTTGCTAATGACCAAACACCTTTGGCAATTATTAATAGTGTTGTGGTTCCTGCTGGAGGAACTGTTTCTGGCGTAGAAATCAAACAGCACGAAGCTGTTAGCGTTACATTTGATATTGAGAAGGAAACTTTATTTCTGACGTTGTTGCTTTCCAGAGAGTTAACAAAAGAAGTCTCTAGCCTAGACGTTTATGTTATTACAGATGGCGTAGAAGAAAAATGGACATATAACCCATTATTTAGAATGTCCAGAGACAAGAGTAAGCACTATTCATTGGCATATAAACCTACAGAACAACTTGGAGTTAAATTTGGTGATGGCTCTATGGGTATGATGCCGCCAGCAGGTTGTCAGGTTCGAATTGATGTTATGGCTAGTCTTGGCGACTATACTTTGGCTGAAGGACAAAAGTTAGAACCGGTTGGAAATATCGCTCAATATGTGGAGTCACTAGAGTTTAAAACTGATTCGATCATTACCGGTGGTAGTGGCATGGAAACTACAGAAGAAACTCGAAATCGTGCTCAGTATTATGTTGCATACGATGAACAAGTGGTATGGGGCGGTGATTATCGCCAATTCATTCAGAATGTTGTACATGGAACTTCATGGTTGAACGTTTGGGGCGAAGCGTTACAAGAAAAAATAACTGGGTTTGACGTTCGAAACATCAACAAGATTTTCTTTTGCGGACATAAGCCGGGTGTAAGCCAAGCTCAGCTAAAATCAGAAATACTGAAAGCTCTAGAGAATGTTCCAAATGAGTTGAACAAGCGGTTCGAGTATGTAGATACAAATGAACAGCCATTTACTATAAATTTTACAGGTATTGCACGTAAAAATGTTCTGATCGACGACGCTCAAAATGCTATTAAAGCAGCGTTGGAAGATAATTTTGGTCGTGATTCGTCATCATTCAGTTTATTACTACAGAGTGATGATGATTCCCAGCAATGTTATGCACAGGTAAAAGTTAAAGATATTTGGCGAGTAATAGAATCACTGGATATGTTTCTCTCTTATGACATAAAAATACAAAATATGAAGGATGCTGTTTACTTTAATGACTTTATTTATCTTGACGTAAAATCTTCTACGTTCAGCATTTCTTATCCGTAATGAGGTTGACATGAAAGATAATTGGCTTAAGGAACGGTTAACTAAGGTAAAACAGGATTCTCGTCTCTGGGGTGCCTTTATAGACGCTTTACAGGATGTCTGGAATGAAGCTGTAGAACCAATCTTAACACGGATAAGTAACAGGAAATCTTTCTTCACGATGGACAGTGAGGATATGGATGCACGCATTGCCGAATACGGGCGTTTTTTCGTTATCACCGAAAAAGATAAGACCCGCAGACCAATGCTTCTGGCGCAACGTTTAGATGAAGTGCACTTTAAAGGCACTATCTTGCCTATTGAGCAGACATTCTGGCGTGAATTCGGTTGTATTCCTGTTAGTTGGGAACCGCTGTATGCTCCTGTAAATATAGAAAAACACCCCTATGGTTCATATTTTGCGACCGAAATAGAAATACCTACGGCACAGGCTCAATTCGGTGAGTTCTTCCTGACATCAAGGGGGCTTGTCGTTGTTGATCAGAACAAGCTATATCGATCATATGGAGAGCAGGATAAAGAATCCGCTGTGCAGAAATTGTTATCTGACTTCGAAACAGTAATAGCCCCTTTGTTGCCATTGCATATTGTTTTTGATGGCGTCTCGTTTCGGCTTAGTGCTGTATTCCCTGAAGTGGCAGAAATACTAAATTGCTTGTCTACGGATGTTTCGGTAATTGAAGGTGTTTATGTTACTGAGAGTATGGCTGATATGCTATACAGTAGTGATGCTTCCTGCCAGGTAGATAATATTTCTCTTAACGCCATACCGAACAGAACGGCAGAAAAGCAATTACATCTTGATGTGATCCCACTAGATGCCTGGCCTTTAGATTACCACCTTCCGCCTGTTTGATCACACTCTCCCCCTGCACCAGGGGGAAGAACAACGGAAATCACAAACTGAGCATACTCTCCTTTGGTTCATTGCTTATGAAGGGGCTATGTTCGTATGGCAGAAAATTTAAAGGCAAGAGATGGCAATAGCCTGTATAAGGCACAATTGCTTTCCTACTACTATTCACGCCGTGCCGAATCAGCGATCGGTAAAGGTGCGCGTTTCGTTATCTCTAAGGCGTATTGGTGCAAATCTGGCCTGGTAACTGCAAATGGTGCGGGTGGCTGGAATATTGCTGATATTCCACTCGATTTTAAATTGAGTGACGCTCAACAGTTTGCTGCTTCCGATCTGATATTGTCCAGTGTGGATGGAATTATCACTATCAATGCTGCCTTCCCTCAAGAAAGAATGCCGGATAACACGCCCTATGACTTTAACACGCTTGTGCTTGTTGATGCTGAAGATCAGGCTTTTGGCGTGCTTTGTACCCAACAGGATACTCTCTACAAAGGTAAGCGTTACAGCATTCTCATGACAATCGAGCAAGTTGAGGGGTGATTATGGGGGCTGATAAAACGAAAAACATAATGACACTATCTTCAGGCGTCACACAGCCACTGCTTGCTGATGTTCAATATTTCGAACTGTATAGTAGTTCGGCTATTAACAGGAAGTTAAAAAATATTGTTTTGCCAGGTTTTTACTGCGGATTTGAACCAGTTCCCGGCACAGGATTGAGTGTCCGTATTACTTCTGAAAATTCAGATGGTAAGGGGGCTGCTTCAGTAGATGTAAATAATGTTCAGATATCCGTTCAACAAATAGAAGATGTGATTGTTCCGGTAAAGGCCGGGGCTACGAACATTATTGTGCTGGAAGCTAATTTTGAACATGGTGTAAAAACGACCCAGGTAGATATCACATCTTCTGTCAGTGCTGCCAGAATATACGTTCGCACGGACAACACTATCGGGCAGAATCAAATTGAATTATGTCGAATTGTCGTGCCTAGCGGTGCTACAGCCGTGACTAAAGAAATGATTGTGCTTAAATACCGCGTCAATCGTGCTGTTGGCGTTGAGTTCTCTAATGAAATAAGCAGTACAGAAGAGAGAAAAGCGGCTACTCCCCTGGCTGTCAAAACCCTCCATGATTTGGTTGATACAAAAGCCCCGATCGACAGCCCGAATCTGACAGGGACGCCAACTTCGCCTACACCAGAACCTGGTACAAACAACACACAGATCGCAAATGCGGCCTTTGTCTATGCGGCTATAAATGCGCTGATCAATGGCGCACCAGGGGCTCTGGATACACTGAAAGAAATTGCGTCCGCCATCAACAACGATCCGAAGTTCAGTGAAACTATTAATAAAGCACTGGCTCTTAAAGCACCTTTGGCAAGTCCTGCCCTCACTGGGATCCCTACTGCGCCGACTGCGGAACAGGGTACGAACAATACGCAGATTGCCACGACCGCTTATGTAAGAGCGGCCATATCCGCATTGGTCGGCTCATCACCAGAAGCTCTTGATACCCTGAATGAGCTTGCAGCAGCACTGGGCAATGATCCGAACTTTGCGACAACAATGACAAATGCGCTGGCAGGCAAACAGCCTCTGGATGCAACTTTAACCGCGCTTGCTGGCCTTGCGACCGGTGCAAACAAATTGCCGTACTTTACCGGTAAAGATACTGTTGCCCAGACTGATTTGACGTCAGTCGGTCGCGATATTCTGGCTAAAACAAGTGTCCTTGCTGTCATCCAATACCTTGGTTTAAGAGAACTCGGCACAAGCGGTGAAAAGATCCCCCTGTTGAGCACGGCTAACACATGGAGTGAACGCCAGACTTTCAACGGCGGGATCACCGGTTCACTAACGGGGAATGCCGACACCGCAACGAAATTAAAAACAGCACGGAAGATTAACAACGTTTCATTTGACGGTTCGTCAGATATTACTTTAACAGCCTCGGATGTCGAAGCATTGCCACTGGAGGATGCCCGGAAGATTATTCAACCGCTGCCTGATGTGTGGATACCGTTTAACGATTCGCTGGATATGATTACCGGGTTCGCACCGGGATATAAGAGCATCACAGTTGGTGACGATGTTATTACATTGCCATCTGAAAAGGTTGTTTCATTTACCAGGGCGTCAACGGCAACCTATATTAACAAATCTGGTGTGCTGACAGAGGCTGCCATTGACGAGCCACGATTTGAACGTGATGGCCTGCTTATTGA